ACGGTACTGCTGCGCAAACTCGTCGATCTTTCCGAGCTCCTGAGAAAAGCCACCAAGCTGCTGCTCGATGAATTGCTGCACCTGCAGGATGACTTTGACCTGCTCTTGCGCTTCTTCTTTGATCAGCTTCTCGCTTTGCGCCTTGTCAACAGCGTCGTGAGACTCTTTGAGGTAGTAATTCAGCAAATGATCCCGCAAATGCAACGCCATCGGGTAAATGTACGTTTTCATAATGACAGGATTGCTGCCAAACACCGGAGATTTCAAGAACGACATGTGCGTCATGATATGCGCCATGTGATCTTGCTGCGGAAGCACGTAAACCGGCTGTCCGAGAGCCGCAGCGACGTTTTCGCTGACCGGATCAACGTCATCGCTCGCCGGAGGCTCAACGAGAACCTCATCTGGCTTGATTTTCATCGTCTGCAGGAACAATTCCTCGACTTTACGAGCGTCGTAAAGGTTCGGAGCCGCCTGAGCGCGCTGCATGATCGCTTGGATCTGTGCAAATCGCTGTGCTTCGCTGAAAATCGCCGGATCGCTGACCGGAATAACGTCCAACGGACCATCAAAGTCCTCTGGCTCGATTTCTAGGCCAGCTTCGTTGCCTTCAATGTCCTCTTCCGTCATGTACGCGGAGTTAATCCGGTGAAGGATCTTGAAACACCGCGCCATAGAATTGTGCAAACGTGAATGGATCGAGCTGAAAACGACCATTCCCTGTTCAATCAGCGCCATCGTCGTGCCGACAGGCTGATTCGGGTTCACATCGGACAGTTTCTCGAACGAAGTTTGGACAACGCCCTTGCCCGCATCAACCAAGAAGCCCAAAAGCTGGAAAAGCGTCGGGCTCGGAGGGTTGAAAGGCACCGGCATGGCCAGTTTGCGCACGTCGTCGACCAGCGCGCCGCCTTCGATCTCGACAACTTCGGTCGGCTGAAGGTTGATCGTCTGTCCGTTCGGACCGCCTTTCAGCTTCAACATCGTCGGCATGTTTTGAATGTGCGCAGAGTCGAGCAGAGCGCGCAGCGCTCCGGTCGCAGCACCACTCAGGCCACCGATCATGTGCGTCAGGCCGATCGGATACGCACCACGCCATGGCACAAACGGGAATTCGACGATCCAATCAAGCTCTTTGCGCTTGTCGTCGTCCGGTTCCCAGTTGCGATAGACCGATAGAGCTTTTCCTGACGATTTGTCGATCGAAATGATGTAAGGACACACATCGTCGTCTTCGAGATCGACGCTCGTGTAAATTTCGAAAATGGTACGGAGACCATCCTCGTTGTAGCTCGTTTCCTCACGACCTTCGATCTTGTCGTTCGCTTTGCTTGCCTTGCTGAATTCAGGCTCGCCAACGTAGGGGATGTCTACGTCTTTGTACATGCCGGACTTAACACGCCGCGCATATTCCATCTTGGTGATGTACTGAACGTGCGTTTTGCGTTCGGCCGTGTAGAAATTCGTGGCAGCAAAAGGAAGGTAGATGTCGTCGATCGGAATAAACTCAGAGAACGGACGACGGTTCTGGTTATTCCACATAAACTTCATGTATTGACCGCCGCCCAGCGGCAGCTGCGTTGAGAGCTGTTCAAGCTCCGAACGAAACTCCGGCATCTGCTCGGTCGTCTGCCAATTCATGAATGCTGCTTTGCGGCGAGCCTTTTCGACTTTGGCGCGATCGTTCTCGCCATAGATCTTGCTTTTCACAGGACCATTGGGCGGGAACACTTCTTTCATGAAGCGTGCGCTGAAATCGACGCAGGCCTCGACCAGCATCGGATGCACAACCTTGTTGGCACCATTGAATTGCGCACCACCAGGAGCGTCGTCGCCAAGGCCAGTGCGCCGCAAACCTTCCTCATAGAGCTTGTCGCGTTTTTCGCGAGCCTCTTTGTCACGGCTGATCTTGTCGAGCAGATCGCTCACAACGTCATTGAGAACGCTCTGGTCGATCTCATCAACGATGTTGGCAAAATGTTCGAGGTTCTTTTGAACCTGCTCGTCGTTGTCGATGCGAATGATCGCGCCACCGTCCTCGGTGTCCTCGACCTCTTCCTCGCCTTCGGGGAGCGAAAGCGTCTCGCCGACTTCTTCCTCCTCGTCCTCGGGAGCTTCGTTTTCGACGTTTTCGTTTTCGATCGGTTCAGCCATGGTGTTTCCTTAGAACTTTAATAATACTGTCCGCGCAACATTTTGACCCAAGCAGCAGCGCTTTCTGCTGGAATTCCACTGCTCGCAGCTAGTTTTTCTAGATCCCTAAAAGTGTAATAGCCTGGTGGTATTTTCTCTGACGAACCAGGAATTTGTCTTCCTTGGAAGATTCGGATCATATCTGCATTGCTGAGTTCGCCAATGTCATACCAGTTGTTTGACTTGATGAAATCTTGAACGAATGGAATGTATTCGTCAACAGGCTTTGCGTTGCCTTTGCCTTTTATCTGGTTGATCGTAACGATTTCATTTCCCTGCTGTCGCATTTTAGCAAGTTCTTCCATTGCAACATTTTGCATTTCTTCATGGAGGTAATCATGAAACTCGCGCTCTCGCGGAGCCTGCCTTTGGGCGAGGTTTGCTGTTTCTTCCTGCATTTTAAAGTAAAAATCTTCCGACTCTTCGTCAATTTTTGGATATTTATTTTTTACTTTTCTATAGGCTAAATCCATGTATTCGTCCATTCTTTCATCGGCGACTCTTTGAGCTGCGATGTCATGGGCTCGATCCATAGCTTTATTGACGATAGAATCAGGAAGATCTTCCAAAAAATCTATATCAGGGTTGTCAAGATTTTTAATGCGCTTTACTTCAATCGTTACGTGTGGCTCGCCCTTTTTGTCTCGCAGCGAGTAAATTTCGGTTTTGCCTGCCTCGACCTCTGGGCAATACGAGCCACCGCCGACGCAATGGCCCATCGTGTCGCCTTCGTACTTCAGAGCCTTTTCGAGTTCGTCTTTATTTCCAGTTGGTTTTATTTGAACCCAGCTCAGGCCTCTTTCGTTCGGATAATTTGTTTCCGGAACGACGTCGTATTGTTTGAACGGAACAGTCGCTGCATTGCGAGAAGCTTCGATCTTTGCTTTCGCTCGCTGCGCCTCGCGCCATTCATTGATCTTCGCGACGTGCTCGACCGCCTGCGACATCGAGAATTTCTCGAGTTTGTCAGGTTCGATTTTAAGCCGGTCTGGCAGGTTCGAGTTTGGCAACGTAGCATTGCGAAGCTCGTCGACAAGATGGCCGAACCCAAGAGCAGGGTTGCTTGATATGTGACGAGGGACGTTTATCTGAGTGTCGTCGGGAGCTCCAATTAGTGCTTCAAGTCCTTTTCTCTCAAGAGCCTCGTCTGCCCAATCTGCTTTCAATGAGCGAGCAATGGATGCTTGTGTTGCTTTTTCCCATGCGCGACTCAATTCCGTCTCGCCGATAAGATTAGGATTGTAGCTAAACCCTCCGCCTGCTGTCGGAGTCCATTTGTCATTAGGATTAAGAGCAAATGGACGATATTCAGCAATCGCATTAGCCCGATCGATTATTTGATCGTTGGGGATGTGCAAACGACCGCTAATTTCTGCAACGTCGATTAACGGATCAGCGACTGTGCCCATCTGGTTCTTGATGTAGCTTTTCAGCTTTGTGTCGATCCATTTTCCAACTGCATCAGCAGATTTCTCTCCAATGCCTGCTCCTTCATTTAATTGATGAAGAGCCCAAACAGATCGATCGAGGTCTGGTTGTGTCCAATTGCCTCCGGGCTTCTTGACACCATACGTGTCAACCAGATCCGCGAGCGTCTTCTCGCCACGACGGATCGGTCCTGCGCCAAGGACCATGCCGGTTCCTTTCACGGGCGCCGCGACACTGCTGATGACGTTGCCGAACTGCTCGAGCAAGTATGGCATCGCAGGACGAACATTCCCTTCATCCATCGTGAACGGGAACAGCGCAGGGCGCATGCCCCACTTCATCCTGTTGCCTTCGGCGTCAACAGGGTAGTATCCGAGATCGTCCTGTTTGATATCGACAGCACGGTTCGGGATCATCACGCCTTGCAGATCGATCATCGCCTGCGTCGCGGGATCGAGCCGAGCTTCAAGAGCCTCACGAGGATATTCCGGAGCCTCAAGAGATTCCATGCCTGTGAAAAATCCCATTGGGTCGACTGAGGGCATCACGACCGGACCGCCCTTGTCAAAAGGGATGCGTGCTCCTCCGCGCACCGAAATGTTCGGCTGCATGTCCGTCCCAGGAACCTTGCCATAGGTCGCGCCGAGCATCAGCATCACGTCTTTCATCGGGACAGCAACTCCGCCACCGATGTCTAGGTATGGTCCTGCCTGAACAAATCGCCCTTCGACTTTCGTGCCATCAACATCAGCCGAGAACGGTGCGACGTTCGGAGCCTTGCTTCCTCTGGAAAGGATCGAGATGAGGCGATTGATATCGTCAGATGCAGGATCGTTCGTTTCCGCAACAGGCGCAGGGTCGCGCTCGGTCGAACGC